GTAGAAAAAATTCCTCTATAATATGGAGTTGTTATGACACTTGATGAATTGAAACTTCAAGTCGAAAAAGATTTGAAAATAGATGATGAAAGATTAGACACAGAGTCTTATAAGAACCAAGAACTTTATGCAAAGTATCTTGACCACAAAACAAACTTTGACTTTTTACTTTACAAAGCAAAAGGCGATTACAAAATATTATACAAACAAAAGTGGGAATACTATGGTGGTAAGGCTGATGCAAAAGTTTATATCACTAGACCATTTGATCTAAAGGTTCTTAAAACAGATTTACATATCTATATCGAGTCAGATAAAGATATACTTAAAGCAGAACATAAAATCGCATACCTTGAAACAGTTATCAAGTATATTGATGGTGTTTTAAAATCAATACAAAGTCGTGGCTGGGATATTAAAAATGCGATTAGTTGGAAACAATTTGAGGCAGGAATGGTATGAGGAAGTGGATAGGATACTACGAAAATATAATATCAAATGAGTTGTGTGATAATATCATAGACTATGGTAATAATATAAAACCATTAAAATCGTCAACGTATGCATCTCACAAAGGACAAATAAAAAATAGTGAAGAGCGTGTTAAAATGGATGATGGTTGGTTTCGTAATGGTGAAAAATATTATGAAGATATTAAACACTCTGTCACACTAGCAATGTCAAAATATATGGAAAAACATAAAGATATTGCAGTTGTGAGACATACAGATTTTAGACTCAACAAATATTCTGAGGGTGGATTTATGTCAAGACATATAGATAATATACATCATTCACATGGACAAGAATATGGATTTCCACAAGCATCTGTGTTATTATTTTTAAATGATAATTTTGAGGGTGGAGATTTTATAATATCAGACATCACTTACAAAACTAAAAAGGGGTCTGCAATCGTATTCCCTTCAAATTTTATGTTTCCACACGAGGTGAAACTAGTAAAAAAAGGAACGAGGTATAGTATAATATCATGGCTAATGTAAAAAGACACGATTGTTTTCCAACTTGTATATATCAATTCATGCATAATTTTAAAGGGAATGAATTAGAAAAAATGATTAAACACATAAATGATAATAGTTTATCTGAACATAATGGAAAACTTTTCAAAAGAACTGGAAGTCAAACTCAAACTGAATTGCATAAAATAGATATTTTTCAAAATGTGACAAAAACAATCATAGAGACATCTAAAATAATTATGGAAGATCAAAAATATCTTGGTGAAATAGAAATTACAAATATGTGGGCTAATATACTTAGACCACAATCACAAAGAGCTCATGCACCACATACACACTCAAATAATATTTTATCTGGTGTATTTTATCTCAAAACATCTCCAGATACTTCACCAATACACTTTTTTGATCCAAGACCACAAGCTAGTGTATTTGTTCCTAGAAAAAAAGAATATACCTCACAAAATTCTGATGGTACTGCATTTGTATCAGAGACAGGTAGTGGAGTAGTATTTCCATCTTGGTTGCAACATTGGGTGCCAGAAACAAAAGATGAAAGGATTAGTATTGCATGGAACGTAATAGTTCGTGGTGAATATGGTGAACCAAATAGATTGCAAAATGCAACTATCTAAACATAATGAAGTTTATCTAAAACTTGATGTTGACTCTGGAGTAAGTCAAGAGTTATCAGATTATTTTACTTTTGAAGTACCTGGCGCTAGGTTTATGCCTGCATACAAAAAACGTATATGGGACGGAAAGATTAGATTATTTTCACGACAAACAGGTAAAATATATGTCGGTTTGTTATCATACATAAAAGACTACGCAACTAAAAATAATATAAACATACATATAGATGAGGAGGTCGAAAATGACAGGAATATTATTCGTGAGGATGTTAGAAGATTCATCAAATCGTTACGACCCAAATCGAAAGGAAAAGAACTTGAAATTAGAGATTATCAAATTGATGCAGTATTCCACGCATTACGAAAGCATCGCTGTCTTCTTATTAGCCCTACTGCTAGTGGTAAGTCATTAATAATATATTCACTTATTAGATTTTACAATCTATTACTCAAAGATAAAAAGATACTCATACTTGTACCGACTACATCTCTGGTAGAACAAATGTATTCTGATTTTATAGATTATGGTTGGAGTGATGAACATCTACACAGAATATACTCTGGTCATGAAAAAGTTACAGACAAACCTGTAATCATATCTACTTGGCAATCTCTGTACAAATTTCCTAAAAGTTATTTCAAAGATTTTGGTTGTGTCGTAGGAGATGAAGCTCACTTATTCAAATCTAAATCACTTACAAGTATATTGACAAAACTAGAAGATTGTAAATACAGGTTCGGTCTTACAGGGACACTTGACGGAACACTCACACACAGATTAGTGTTAGAGGGTCTATTTGGTTCTGTCAATAAAGTAACATCAACAAAAGATTTGATGGAAAAGAAAACACTTGCAAACCTAAACATAAAATGTATAGTGTTAAAACACCCAGAGGAAAATGGAAAAGAATTAAAAGGAGCTACATATGCAGAAGAAATCGACTATCTGGTACATAACAATGTTAGGAATAATTTTATTTGTAACCTTTGTGATACCCTCTCTGGTAATACTCTAGTATTATTTCAGTTAGTAGAAAAACATGGAATGGTTCTGCACTCTATGATGAAAGACTTTGATAGAAAAGTATTTTTTGTATATGGTGGAACAGATACACAGACAAGAGAAGATATTCGTGCAATAACAGAGAATGAAAAAAATGCAATCATCATTGCATCTTATGGCACATTTAGTACAGGTATCAATATAAAAAATTTACACAACATTATATTTTCATCACCATCTAAAAGTAGAATACGAGTTTTACAAAGTATAGGTCGTGGACTACGAACATCAGAGAGTAAAACTAAAACAACTTTGTATGATATATCAGATGATGTTTCTTACAAGGCTTGGTCTAATTTTACACTATCACACTTTTATGAACGAATAAATATATACAATGAAGAAAACTTTAATTACAAAATAGACAAGGTAAAACTATGACCGATTATGCAATAGTAAAATTATCAAATGGTGAAAATATAATTTGCAGAGTTGTACAAAAAACAGACTCTGAGATTACAGTACAATCACCTCTCAAAATGGAAAGTGTCAACAAGATAACACAAGCTGGTATATCTGAACACTTATCATTAGTTAGATGGTTGCAACCTTTTAGTGATGAGAAAAATTTTACAATAGAGAAAAATTCTGTTGTCGTGTCTACACCAGCATCTATTGGATTGAGTAAATATTACGAATATGTTTTAAGAGAACTAAATAAACTTCCTATTCAAAATCCTAAAGAAGAAGAGCTTAAGGAGATAGAAAAAGAACAAGAGGAAGAAATAGATTTATCGAAAGTGACTATACATTAATTGATACATAACAGATGTATTATACACACAGAATTTTATTATGTCAATACCAAACTTTTTTCTTGACAAGATACTAGATTTAGTGTATTATCGTGAGATAACCATATATTAATAAGGAGTAATTTATGGCGAGGAAGAAGGGTGTCCATTACGTTGACAATGCAAAATTTTTACAAGCAATGAAAGATTGGAAAGAACAATGCAAAGATGCAGAAGAGGCTGGTGATGAACCTCCAAGAATAAGTGATTATATAGGTGAGTGTTTTTTAAAGATTGCAAATGGTCTATCATTTAGACCTAACTTCATAAACTATACTTATAGACAAGAAATGATATCAGATGGTATAGAGAACTGTTTACAATACATACATAATTTTAATCCAGAGAAATCTAAAAACCCATTTGCATATTTTACACAGATAATATACTATGCATTTATCCGTAGAATACAGAAAGAGAAAAAACAAACTCATGTCAAACATAAGATGATAGAGAAACAATCTTATGAATATTTTACAACAATGGAAGGTGATGACACACCATACTCTGTTGGTGGGTTTGATGCGATTAATATGTTACCAGATGAAGCAGTATATAAACCAAAGA